TTCTTTCCTTTGGGCGAGCATGCGAAGTCCGCTTACAGACGTCAGTTGCTGGGGCCCGAGAGGGAAGATCATTTTATCGCTTTTTGGATGAATCGCAACGCCAAAAGAAAACGTCCCAATGACGTGTTGTTATCGTGGAAGCTTTTTATGGACGCATTGGGCGAACAAGGTAAGAGTGATGCGACATTGATTATGCATACCGATCCCCAAGACTCCGAAGGTCCGAACCTTGAGGTCGCCGCAGAAATGTTGGGTATTAAGGATAACGTTTTTTTCTCGAATCAACGCGTGGATTTCGAGAAGATCAATATTCTACACAATATCTCAGATGTCGTTTTTAATATCGCTTATGCTGAGGGTTTCGGGTTGGGAACCCTGGAGGCAATGCAGTGCGGTACACCCATTATTGCTCTCAAGACAGGTGGATTGACGCGACAGGTTATCGATCATAGGGACGGTTCGGAAAACGGTATCGCGTTATCTGTTGAAACGAAAGTGCTTGTCGGTTCGCAGACGGTTCCTTACATTTACGAAGATTACGTTTCCGCAGAAACAGTCGCAAACGCTTTTTACAAGTTGTATAGCATGTCCGAGGAAGACCGCGAAAAATTAGGACAGAAGGTTCGCGATTATGCGTTGTCTGAATTCGCGTATCAAGACACCGTTGATAAGTGGCACGATACGATGATAAACCTTATTGAAAACTGGAAATACGAGAATTATGCAGTGGAGACGATGTGATGAAGACCGTTTTGGTCAGAGCGCCCCTATTAACGATGAGTGGGTACGGGGTTCATTCGAGACAAATCTTTAGGTGGTTGTCGGAAAGGGGCGGCATTAATCTTAGGACGAACGTCTTAAGTTGGGGCGCGTGTTCATGGATGCTAGATTCAGGCGCAGAAAATGGTCTCGTGGGAAAAATTATGGAGGCGACCGCCGGGCCCGAAACGAAGCCAGACGTGTCGTTCCAGTTACAGTTACCCAACGAGTGGGATTCGAATCTCGCGGGCCACAATGTCGGAATCTCGGCCGTCGTTGAGACCGATATTTGTAGCCCTAAATGGATCGAGTGCTGCAACAAGATGGACGCGATAGTTGTTCCCTCGCAACACACGGCTAACGTTTTACAAAAGTCAGGTAAGCTTACTACTCCCCTGTATGTCATCGGAGAATCTTTCATCGACGAGTGCGCTACCTCGGATTCGCTCGAGTTAGATCTCGAAACAAGTTTTAATTTTTTGGTATTGGGCCAGCTTACCGACCACAATCCTTACCGCGATCGTAAAAATGTGTTATTTACTTTACGATGGCTTTGTGAGGAGTTTGCGAACGATCCGGATGTCGGAATCGTCATCAAGACGAATAGCGGTCGGGGAACAAAAATCGATAGGGGAATCACTAGAAAGATACTCGAGGGTGTGATTGGTGAAATTCGATCCGGTCCGTATCCTAAAATTCATTTCGTTCATGGTCATATGAAGCCCGAAGAAGTCGCGAGTCTGTACAAGCATAAGAAGGTTAAAGCGTTGGTCACCGCGACGCGAGGCGAGGGTTTTGGTTTGCCTCTTTTGGAAGCCGCGGCGTGTGGGTTACCAGTGATTGCGACGGACTGGTCCGGACATAAAGACTTTTTAGATATGGGCAAGTGGCTAAAGGTTGATTACGAACTCCAAAACATTCCAAAGGATCGCGTCGATGGTACAATATTCGTTGACGGCGCGAAATGGGCGGAGCCCAAGGAGGAAAGCTTTAAAAAGGTAGTTCGCAGGTTTAGAAAGAAAACCCAAAAACCGGATAAGTGGGCCACCGACTTGAGGGTTTTGATTCACGAAAAATTTAGTTTCGAATCAATCGCGACCACTTACGAGTCCCGGTTTGGGGATTTATTGTGATCGACGTAGTGGCAATCACCGTTGCATGCTTTTTGTTTTTGTGGGCATTGATAGCTACATATTACTGCATTAAATTTGCTCGTTCGTTACTTGACATCACCGAGTCTATTGAGGCGGCCTTGGATATTTTGGATGAGAGATATGGGTCTATTTCTAAGATATTACAGATTCCGATTTTTTACGATAGCGCCGAAGTGAGGCAGGCGCTACAAGACATCAACGAAAGCAGAGATGCGATACTACATGTCGCGTCTATCGTGGGGCGTGTGGAGGAGGTGACCGATGGCGATGTATAAGAGAAGGAAGATCAAGCGTCGTCGCAAGGGTAAGTCAAATATGTATTTTACGATGGACACCCAAGCGGCGATCGTAGAGTATCAGGACACCGACGATTATCAAGTAAAAAACGATCTCTATAACAAACAAATAAAATACGCGTTCGAAAAGCTAGTCGAAAACTTGATCTTTGTATACGGGTTTCAAAACCCGTACGAACCAACCAAGCACCTACAGGCGGATTGCGTTTCGTTTCTCTTGGAGACGATTCACAAGTGGAAAAAAGACAAGGGTACGAAGGCCTTTTCGTATTTCAACGTCGTCGCCAAGAACTGGTTGATCGGCAACGCTAAAAAAAGACAAAAGAATCTTAAACGATCCATTTCTTTCGAGGACGCCGAAGTGATGTCGGCCAAGGATCGAAAGGCGATCGCATATCACCAAGTGGTTCCCTCCGCGGACGCGAATTTAGACAAAATAGAATCTAAACTTGAGATGCTTAGGGCGTTGAAAACGATTAAGTCTCGAGTTCATCAGGAAAACGAAGTACTCTGTATCGACGCGATCATAGCGATATTCGAAAACGTTCACACGCTAGATTTTCTCAACAAGCGCGCCGTGTTCGTTTACGTTCGGGAAATAAGCGGCTTAAATCAGAAACAACTTGCTTCTGCGCTTGGTGTCGTTCGTAAGCACTACAAAAGTATCCGAGGAAGCGATGATTTCAACATATTTTGAGGTGAATTATGACTAAGGCAAGAAACGACGCCGTCGATCGACTGGAGAAGCTAGGCAAAAAGATCGATGCGTTTTCGGAGTTACTCGACAATATTACCGCGCTCGAAGATAAAAAGAAGCTCCTTTGGAAGGAAATCTACGAGAATGCTCTAAGCGATCGAGAAAACGCCGGCACGCTTTACACAGATCTATACTTAAAGATGCAAGGAAGTCAGTCGGATCACATCGCCGTGGGATCGATAATGGCGAAATACCTAGAGCGCATGTGTAAATCGAACGAACAAATTCTCAAACTCGCAGACCTAATCGCGAAGGAGGAGTCGAAAGCGTCTAAGATCGACGTTGACGACATGTTTTCTGAGATAAGCGGGAACTAATGTCGAAGGCTTCGACGATAGGATCTTCGACAAGCAGGTCGTCCGCCGCCACCGCCCTCGCGAACCCGACGCCTTCGACCACATTTATACGAGCCGTCGTCGTCGAGTTATTGAATGATCCCAGTTACTATACGGACGATGAGTTACTCGAGAAATTCAATAACATTGCCAACCCTGGCGTCCTGACGGGTAACCCCCAAAAGCCCCCATTTAGCGAAGAGGCCGGCGATCCGATTGAGTCGCTACGCTACCTCATTCCCAGAAACTCGTTGCTCGTTAAACTCGTGAACGCCGGTGCTGCAAAGTCCGAAGACAAATCGACTTTATGTTTCCCATTTTTCCCGCCGTATCTCCAGTTCCCAGTTAAACCGGGCGAACAGATTTGGGTCGTTTCGGAAAGACCCACGCAGGAGATGACGTACCTTTACTGGATGTGTCGAATAACTGGTCCTGGATTTGTTGACGACATCAATTATACTCACCTCGATCGACAAATCTTACCATCGCCCACCGCCGTTACGGCTAGCTTTCCCAACGGCGATGGTACGCCCGCTCACTTTACGCTTCCCAATGCAGACGATTACGACACGATCGTAAACGATTCCGCATCGGAGATCTCATTTTCTCCCGAACCAGTACCTCGAATTACAAAGCGTCCGGGGGATCTAGTTCTTCAGGGGTCGAACAACACGTTGATCCTCATGAGCGATGATAGGGGTTGGGGCGCCGACGAGGATCCGGCGGGTAGCGATACAAGCAACGCGTCCAAGACTGAGGGCGAAACGCAACGGGTGTTGGCGGGTAGCATCGACGTTGTGGCGGGACGAGGTAGGTTTCTTGGTGGCGTCGACGAAGACCCCAACTCCACGCCACCTAGAATCGTTGAGAACACCCGCGAACAGGAAGAGACAGACAAGTATTTTATTAATCCAATCGAGGGCGATCCGGACTTCGTGAATGATTCCTCGCGCGTTTACGTTTCCATGAACACGAACGGAGACGAAAAGCTTGGGCTGGAATACCCGTCGATCGATGGTACTGATGTCGAACCGGTTGTCGATTCGCCATACGTCATAATAAAGTCAGACGAGATTCGGGTCGTGGCGAGAAAGAATGATGACGAAGGAATAAACGGTAGCATCAAGATTGTTAAAGAAGGTGAAGAGGGTGAAGATAAGGCGGTTATCGTAATACAACCAGACGGTTCCATTTTGATTAGCGGACCGAAAGTATCGCTTGGCACAGGCGACACAGGCGATACGCAGGTTTTAATCGGGAACGACTCAGGCGCAGAGCATTTGGTTAAGGGTGAGACGTTGGAGGAAAAACTAAACGCTTTGGTAGATAAGCTTGATGGCCACACGCACCCGACTGCTGTCGGACCAACAGGACCTCCAATCGCCAGCGACGGCGCATCTGTATTTCCAAGAGACTTTAATGCGTCATTCAGCGAAGTTGGAAGGGTGAAGTAGTGGGAATCAAAACGAACCTGCAAGCTTTTCTTGATCCGGAGTTTGGGGGATATATCGGGTATCCCGATACGCCCGAGAATCCATCCAAACCAGAGACGGAGTGGACGAACGCCATCCAGCCAGAGATCGCGCTCTTTCTTGCACCTTCTGCTGCCGGCTTTTTCGTCGACGGAGGGTCTTCAAACTTCCAATTGGCGGCTGGGGATTTTATCGGGACCTTGGACAATCCAAACCCGTTGGCTGATGCAATTGACCAACTGATGGAGGACGTTGCGGACGGGATGACCGATGCGTCGGATAGCGGTGGGGGACCTACGCCCATTACGCCACCTTCGGACGCCCTAGATTCTCTGAATACGATTTTCCAACCGGCCCCAGATTTTCACACTTCTGACACTGCTTTTACACCAGAGGAGATCTGTCAAAGGGCGGAGGATAGAATCCTGGAGTGGTTGGGAACGGGAATGTTCACCGCGTGGTACGTTGCCCCCGGAAGTCCTCCAACGGGTTTCCCGGGTATTCCAATGTCATGGGGCGCGCCATCTGTTGGTACGCCAGAACCAGAGGAGTTCGATGCCGACGGTGACGGTTACAAAATCACTGATGATCCGCCCGACCCAAATGATGACGATGCCGACGATCCAGAAGAGCAGTGAGTGAAAACCCACAAGCACCTTGGTTACGTGGTACTTATATGCTGAGGTGAGTTTTGCCTACTGGAGCAAGAAAAACGTATAGTTTCAAGTCCGTTGGGATGACGAGCGCCGAGGTCGCGGATCAGACGACCATAACAGGGCGCATCAGACCCATCGGAATCAAGACACCAGTCCAGTATTCGGCTGATAATGGGTTGTTCGCCATGCACATCGATGTCGTAAAAAACATCCAAGATAACCTCAGGAACCTTCTACTCACCAATCATGGTGAGCGTCTCGGTTTGTACGATTTTGGCGCGAACCTTCGACCACTGATCTTTGAGCTTGGAAAGGCGGACTTCGACGCGATTGCGATTAGACGTATCAATAAAGCGATATCTAAGTATATGCCGTTTATCGAACCCCTAACATTCGAGACTTTTGACGATGGTATGGTGGAGCAAAATCTCGCGATGGTTCGTCTTCGCATTACTTACAATATCCCAAGGTTGAATGTGTTCGAAAAAGGGATCGAGATCATCTTACAGGCAGGCGGGTAAAGTGGCGGAAAAACTAAGAAATATGACGCAGAAAAGCTACCTTGCTCGAGATTTCGATAGTTTTCGAGCGCAACTAATAGAGTACGCACGCATATTCTATCCCGACAAGATCCAGGATTTCTCCGAGGCTTCGTTGGGTGGGTTGTTGGTCGACATGGCGGCGATGGTCGGCGATACGATGTCGTTTTACCTCGATCATCAGTTCAACGAGCTCAATTACAACAGGGCTGTTGAATTGGGAAACATCGAAACGCACCTTAACAATGCTGGAGTTAAGATTAGAGGTAAGGCGCCCGCGTCCACGCATGTCAAACTCACGTTTGTCGTAGACGCGAAACAAACTGGGGGTCAATGGGCACCCGATACCAATCAGTTACCTAATGTCCTGGTCGGCACGACGTTCAGGGCGACGAACGGGACGTCGTTTACCACGATCGAGGATGTTGATTATGCTAAAACGGACTTTTTGGGCGAGCTCTTAGCGGCGATTGAGATCGAGACGACTAGCGTCGATGGTAGTCCCGCCACGTTTAGGGTTTCTAGACATCTTCAAGTCGTGGGAGGAAAAATTGTAACAGAAGCGTTTAGTGTTCCCGACACGCACGTTCCATTTCGAACGATAACGCTTTCGTCGGCAGACGTTTCCTCGATACTGTCGATTATAGACTCGAATAAAAACAACTATTACGAAGTGAGTGATTTGAGTCAGGATAATGTGTTTGTCTCGGTTTCGACCGAAGCCGCGGCCGATCAATCAAAGGCAACTTCTAATCTCGAGATTATTCCTGCGCCTTATCGCTTTACGCAATCCACCAGTCTCACATCGCGCTTGACAACCCTTCGCTTCGGTTCGGGCGACGCGAAATCCACGCAAGACGATATAATTTCGGATCCTTCGGAGCTCGCCTTACCACTTGTTGGAACCACCACATTTGCGAGATTTTCCATTGATCCTAACTCTTTGCTAAACTCGAATTCGTTGGGCGTATCGCCACGGGCGACCACGCTAACGATTAATTATTTAGCGGGTGGGGGGCTTAATACGAATGTCGGATCGAACGCGATTAATCAGACTACGACCTTGAGCGTACTTTTTCCTTCCGGGGCGACTACGGCACAGAAGACCTCTATCAAGGCCAGCGTTAGCGTAACGAACATATCTCCCGCAACCGGTGGAGACGATGCGCTATCGATAAGCGATCTTAAAGCGAAGATACCATCCGCACAAAATTCCCAAAATAGAATAGTGACTCGTCAAGATTTATTGGCTCGTGTTTATACGCTTCCCGCACAATTCGGTAGGGTTTACAGGGCCGGCGTTACTCCATCTACGAACAATACTCTTTCTAGCGATCTCTATATAATCAGTAGGGACTCTTCGGGTAAGTTAGCTACGGTATCGGATACGCTTAAGCTGAATTTGAGAAATTACCTGAATGAGTTTCGTCTCGTTAGTGAATCGATACAGATCAAGGACGCGAAAATAGTAAATTTTGGTGTCGAATTTACAATTCGGGTTATTCCTAACGCGAACAAGGTTACGACATTACAGGGAGTAATAAGTAATCTGTCTACGCTGTTTGATGTATCAAGATTTCAGGTCGGCGAGCCGCTAATCGAATCGAGCGTAATTTTTTCCATTCTGAATACTCCAGGTGTTCAGGCATTACCTTCACTCAAGTTTATAAACTTTTTTGGTTCCCAAAACGAACAAGATTATTCGGGCGAAGTATTCGACTTAGGCGCTAATCTGGTTAACGGTATGATCGTTCCACCATCCGATTCGATTTTTGAGCTCAAATATATCAATACCGACATCATTGGAAACGTGTTATGATCTTACAACTTACAGCAAGTGCTGATACGTACATTACGAACAAGATCATTAACAATTCGTTCTCTGCGTCCGACGCGAACGTGGGTCGCGCAGGTACGATCGATCTGTTTAAGCTTTATAACGAATCAAGTTTGACAGGTGCTAGTGGCGAACCATACTCCACCGAAAAGATAGAACTTTCCCGGGGACTGATTAAGTTTGATTATTCCTCGATCCAGGCCCTAACGACCTCAAAAATCGATTATACGAACTCTTCCTTTAAGGCCGAACTCCTTCTCTTTGACGTGATGGGTGGTCAGGGAACGCCCTCGAACTTTACGCTTTCGGTGTTTCCTCTTACTAGAAAATTCGACGAAGGAAACGGTCGCGACGTCGCGGCGTTTAGAGATCTCGACGTTGCTAATTATTACTCGAGTAGTTTTTCGGGTGGTGCCGCGACCATGTGGGTTTCGGGTGGCGCTAACGCTTCCGGTTCAAGCGACGGTCCGGAGTCCGTGGATTATTTCGCCAGTGGAAACGTTGGTGGTTCTACATCTTATTTGAACTTCGAATGTAAGCAGAACTTCGTGAATGGAAACGAAGATCTCAAGATAGACGTTACGAAACTCGTTTCAGCAAGCCTTGCAGGTCAATTTACGAATCATGGCTTTCGCTTGAGCTTTACGGGAAGCGAAGAGACGGATACCAAAACATGGTTCGTCAAGAGGTTCGGCTCGTCGCAGGCAAGAAACGTCTTTTTGCGCCCGCTTTTGAGGGTGGGATTCGACGACTCTATCAGGGATCATCACAAGTCTTTCTTCTTCGACTTGAGCGGTTCAATATTTTTAGACTCTTTTGAGAGAGGTAAACCAGCCAACATCAAAAGTGGTTCGGCCTTGACGTCGATTACTGGCTCAGCTGTTTCTGCTTTTTGCTTACATACAAAACTTGTGTCTGGGTCTTTTTCCAAGATCGTTTCCGCAAGTCAACACAAGATTGCTGGGGATCTTAACAACTTTGTAACGGGCGTGTATTCATCTTCTTTCGCTTTGTTTAGCGGCGATACTACTGTGGTTAGCGGCACAACGACAGTCGCGGATTATGTGAGAGATAGCGGCAGCATCACGTTTGATACGTACTGGCAGGACTTAAACAATCTCGTCGCGTGGCATACAGGTTCGCTAAAGGTGAGCGCACCGGTTCGTTTCGGGTTTAACGAAATTCCCAAGGATTTGGGGGTGAAAATTACGAATGTACCCCCTGAGCTTGGACGATCCGAGAAGGTAAAGTTAAGGGTGTTCGTGACGGATTACAACGCTCAACCTACAGCGAAACGTGTTCCTTATAGGTTGGCGTCTACCGTCGTGGAGAAAGCGTACTATAGGGTGAGAGACGTTCAGACGAGTAAGATTGTCATTCCTTTCGAAGAGAGTAACAACGCAACACGCCTGTCAGAGGATAGCGATGGTTTGTATTTCGAGCTTGATGTCTCGGCGCTATTTAAGGGTAGAACGTACACTTTCGATTTCAAAATCGTAGATAGCGGTGAGACAGAGGTGCTAAAGACGAGCTCCGTGTTCAAGGTGGTCTAGGATGGGTATAAAAGACATTCGAAATTTACAGACCCTTTTCGATCCCACGATTTCGAGAAACGCATCCGCCCGACAAGTTGAGAGCCACGTTAGTTTGACGTTGGGCGATATCGATGGCTTTATCGGCGCTACTTCAAGTAGCTTTGAATTCGATCCACCCGGCGCGCCTCTCAAAAGTACGCAACAGATTCCTCTCGATTTTTCGAAGTTCGAGAATCACACGTTCTTCAATTCCGCGGAGTCGAACGTGAATGTCGCGTTCGAGCGTGTTATCAATAGCTACCCCTTTGATGGGACATTTACAGAACTTCAGGAGTTTCTCCAGAGTTTGACCGGTTTCGAAAAGTACGTTTACGACCAGTTTCCGAAATACAAGAACTTTGCTCGATGGTCGGACTCGACCATCGGCACGATAACCGTTAAAGACTTTGCGGGAACGGATTATCCAACGCTTTCTAGAGACAAAACGGGACGAGGCATTCTTGATCCCGAAATGAAGTCGATCGCTTTCGAGATGCAGTTTTACGCCCCGGTCGCCGCGCCCCACAAGTGCGTGATTCTTCAAAAACTTTCCGGTTCGGATGGCATCACGTTGGCAGCGTCGGGTTCGGAGAGTGTAACAGATCAAACGATCAAGTTTTATGTCTCTTCTGCGTCGATCGGCTTGAGCGCTTCTATGACGGTTCCGAAGGGCGAGTGGACGCACATAGTCGCGACCTTCGACCGTGAACCAGGCGCGCAAAAACTCAAGCTGTATAGAGGGGCAAAGTTACAAGCGACGTCGTCTGTTGCTGCCGAGTTTGGTAAGATCGATTTTTCTACGAGCCCGCTATATATCGGAAGCGGCTCCGCCCACAGTTCCCCAGGCTTTGCTACCTACACGCCCACCGTGGGTGCTTCGGGAATCTTATCGGGCGCTATTGATGAGCTAAGGGTGTTTCACGTTACGCGTTCCTTGGCTGATCAACGCAGTTATGCAACACGAAACATATTTCCGACGAGTAGCTTGAAGCTCTATTACAGATTTAACGCGCCAACGGGAAGTTACGATGGAAACACCGTTGTGTTGGATTCGAGTGGCAATTCTTTACACGGTTCATTACCCTCTTCTACAGCCGCGCAAATAACAAGGGGTAAGAACGCGTCGGACGTGTTAGTATTTTCTGACGTCACGAATCCGATGATTTTGGAAAGACCGAAAGACAATCCTGTGTTGTTTCCGGACTTCGATACTACTGTGAGTTTGAACAGCACTCTTCTCACATCCGCGAGTCAATACGACGCCAATAACCCAAACCTCATAACCCGACTTGTACCACAGCACTATCTTCTTGAGGCTGCGCATGCGGAAGGGTTTGCAAACGAAGACGCGAATACAGGCGACGCCATTTTCGCTAACACAGCGTTTCCAGGTGGAGCGCAGATTCCGTCTTCGCAAATTATTGCGACGCTGTTGTTCATGTATGGTAAGTTCTTTGACGAATTAAAACTATATATTGATCACTTCTCACAGTTCGATAACGTGCAATACGATTCGAGTGAGGGTTTGGCTGAGACTTTTCTCGTGAATAGAGCCGAGCAAATGGGTTTTACGCTTCCCTCCCAATTCACGGCTGCAAAGTACGCACAATTTTTACTAGCTCAGAACATTGACGTCGAGTCTGGTCTTTCGATCGAGTCGTTACGTAGCGCGCAAAATAAGTTATGGCGACGGGTGTTGGTGTCGCTACCAGAAATTATTAGATCGAAAGGAACGCAAGCAGCGGTAAGCGGAATTTTAAACACGCTTGGGTTGGAACGCCAGAAAGTATTTCGGACGATCGAGTTTGGCGGACGAAACGTCGACAACCTCGCGACCGCAACCCAGGATCACGTGATCGATATGAAGTTTTTGAACTTTAGCGGGTCGTTGGTCGGAACGACGGCTAT